ATACTCATCACTACCTGGACTTACTTTTTCACGGGATATATTACTTAGAAGTCTTTTCCTTGTCCCTGCTTCATTACTAAATGTTCCTCCAGCAGATTTTGTCCCACCATATCTACTTCTATCAGTTGATAAATTATGAGGCCCCATAGCCCCTTCAACATGTTCTGCAGGCCTATCTCCACCAGTTATACCTGTAAGAAGATTTATAAATCCACTTCTACCTTGCTGGTGAGTCATATAAGCAGATAATTCTTTACTAATACCTAATTCACCTAGCCTTTTATCCATTCCATATTCTTTCCATGTACCTGTATTAGCAGTATTCGCAGCTCCCATCTTTAAAGTAGCTCCACCAGAAGATTTCACATCCATTCTATTACCTTTAATATCTCCATGCTCACCATATTGCTTAAGACCCATTTGGAATGGGCCAGAAAATGTCTTTGTAACATCTCCTGTAGACGGATGTTGTCCATATGATGACTCCATAAAAGCCATTTGATGAAGAGTATCTGGACCGAAATCTCCATATAATTTTGGGTCTATAGATTCTATATCTTCAAACATAGTTTTTTTATTTATCATTATAATTTCCTAGTTAAATGAAATCCTAATTTACTTGGAGGCTCATTAACATTCCTTGCGAATGGGTTAGCTTGATTGCGCCACATCCCAATACCCCACTTATTACCTTCAATATATGCTTGGCCTGAAGCTTCTGACCCTGCTTTTAATTTACCATCAGATAATTGTACGCCTACTAAATCATACAATCTCCTACCAAGGTCCATAAAATCCATCTTCTTTTCAGAATGACCACCAATACCTGGGAACTGTGGCTTCATTCTAGTCTTCCCACTTGATTTAGGTTTTTGAAGTATCGAGTCTGCCATTATGCTACTAACCAGCTTTTTGCTTTTTTAATAGGTTTCTTCCAAATTCTGTCCTTCCCTTGTACTAAATTACTTGGAAAGGAGTGTAAAGTTGCATAGTAAAGTGTCTCTATTGTGTCGTCATGAGCCATTCTTGGTCCAAAGGTAACAATTTCATTAATTAAATCAAACATATTTTCTTTTAAATATACTGTTCCTGTACTAAATCTACCAGATAGTCCTGAATAGACTCTGTTTATCTTATTAGTCCCTCCTGGCTTTTCTGGAATAACGGCTACATCGAACTTATTTAGCCTTCTTCTCTCTTCATTTAGAGCTTGGAATATAGACCTATTCATAGCTACATCTTCCACTGTACTGGAGATACAATTATATTTTTGATGCATTTCGAGTATAAAGTCTACAACGCCCTTTTTATTTAGGAAGTTCCCATGGGCATCCTTTGCTCCGATTGTCGGAATTGACCTGTGTCGTTCATACTCTAACGCATATAGGTTATTATCCCCGTCAACAGCAATACACATAATAACACTAAAATCGGCTTCTTTCGTGTCAATATCAGTAGCTGGGTCGCACCCAATAAAAGTATTGACAGGTATTCTTTCACCGCTAATAACGATATAGTTTTGATTTTCTTCAGCATCGTAATCATAATATCCCTTCCAGAATTTAATTTGGTCCCTTGTGAATAAAGCATCTTCAGCACTCTGAACTTCCATCATGTACTCTTGGAAGAACTTTGAATGTTGTCCTGAATCTACATAAAATTTCTTCTTCTCATCTAATTTTTTCTTATCAAACCAACTTGGCCATAAAGTCTCCCCAGATGGCAATATTGCTTTGTATGTAATCAATTTCCACGCAAAGTCTTCACCGCTTGAAACAGACCGTTTGTGATTGATAATAAGATTATTAATAAAGCTGTCGTAATGTACGGGAGTGCCATTAACGCGCAAGCGCCCAGTATGAGGCTCAATCGCAGGATAAACGACAGCAGTGACCAGATTCGCATTTTTGTCTCTGGATTCTCTGGTGATAGTATTTGCTTCATGCTCAAAGTCGTCAAGGATAATAAGGTCATACCTTTTATGGAGTTTAGCACCTCCCCTGATTCCTGCAACATTGCTCTTAGATATAAGTTTACATCCATTTGTTAATTCTATGTCCTCCTCTGTCCACTTTCTTCCTTTTAACTTCCCAAAGTAGTACATTATTTGTTCATTAAATTCTAAATGATGTTTAATATAGTCCATGTTTCCAACAGATAACTTTTGCGTAGCAGATACCCATGCATAAAAATGCATATCGTCTTTAGGACAGAAAACAAAGTCCTTCAGAATAGACGCTTTAGTTAATACTGTCTTCCCATGACCTCTTGGTAATATAATAGCTAATTGTTTAACATTCAAGTCATCTATTGCATCAGCCATTTCATAGTGAAAAGCAGGGGTTTCAGACCTCATAAAGTCATTTGGTAAGAATAATTTACCAAAAGCTATAAGGTCTTTATATGCTAATTTAAGAGTTTCTTCAGCTTCTGATATATTATGTGAGTTTATATTCACTTATATACCAGTCCCAACATATACTAGATATACTGGTACTATCCTTTGTTATCCTGTACGGGATTTGGATTTCCACTCTTAATTTTTTTTTCCATGTGAGCTCTATAATCATCGGTATCTCCTCTCATTTCTACATAGGAGTTAATATTAAAATGTAACCCATTTATAGCTTCCAACAAATAGTTAAGCTTGCCCTCTTGTTGGTTGAGTACCCTAATAATATCATGCTTTGAGATTGTTTTCCTTTTCTTCACTAGATTCTCCTACTAATTCTGGAACTTCTATTGCATCTATCAATTCCAATATTACTTTAAATTTCCCTATTGCTATAGCATCAGGGCGATATGCACGGTCAGGCGATATACTAGAAGCTATTGCTTTAAGCTTTATTATACACTCACCTAATGTGATACTACTTTTTTTCTTTTTTCTTCTCTTTTTTAGGGGCATCTAAGTCCTCTAAATACTGAGTTGTAACAGCAATAGCGCCTAATAATTGTTGAAACTGAATTTCAAGATTACTCTTCTGAATCTCCAATTCTTCTAGGCGTTTCTTCAATGTCTCTTTTGTCATTTGAAATCTCCTTTCGTTCTACGTTTTCGATTTGGTCAGGTGTAAATCCTTGGAACATTCCTATTACACCAAGTTCTTTTTGTTTTATTGTGCTACCAGATGTACCTATGATTTTACCTAATTCTTTAGAAGACTGCAAAATAATATTATCGTCTTCACTATAATCAGCCAACCTCTTTAATCTAGACAAAATATACTCATGGTCTATACCCATCTCTTTGGCTACATCTAATACACCTTTCTCTATCTCACTCATAATTCGCTCCTGCTTTAATAATACTAATGCTTTCTTTTTGGCTTTTCCACTACTAACCTCATTAAAAGCGTCCATATACGATTTAACAGGTCCCATGCCTGAAGCAACATTAACTGAAAAAATTCTTTCATTTTTTGTATTATTCTCCCTTTGCTTTACCCTCTTATTAGGGTTCTTTATTGTCTTACTGAATGTGTACCTATTTTTATGTTGAGAAAAATCAGTATCCATGATTGTATTTTCTCTATTAAGAAAAGTCCCTACTACAGTCCTTACATACCCTTTTGCCCACTTATAATTCTTCCTATCATTAGGATGTTTAATCCCAGAGACCTTTAATAACTGGATAACTCGCCCATCATCACTCATAACCCAATCACCTTCTTTAGCAGTCCTCCAATTTGACTCTACACCTAATTTGTCTGGATGCTCAGAATGATACTCTTCTACACTATCGTATATATAGTGCCTCTTTCCTCTAATTTTTTGGTACTCCACTTGTCCTTTCTTGTAAATCCTGATGTAAACACTCTATTAAATCATTGACAGCTTTAGGAATCGTATAGACCTCATCATCTATATTTATAGATACCTCATCATGCCTGTCATCCCTAGACTCAGACAAATCCTTTAAAATCTGTATCTGGAGCTCCATAGGTAACCCATCTAAGAAATCTAACTTATCTGCCACGAGGTTTCCATGCTCCTAAAGCAAATTCTGAAGCTGATTTTGAGTCTTGACCAAATTCAAATAGCTCTCCTCTTTTCTTTGCTTCTGTATATGCACTCTTTATAGATTTTATATCTTTTTCTTCATCTTTATAAGATTTGAATTCTTTCCACTTCCCCTTTTCCCCTTTCCATTTATTAAATAAAGTAGGGAAAGCAACCCATCTTCCTTCAATAAATTCGTGCCTCATCCTTACAGTTGAGGGCGTCCTGTCTGGATTTATAAATTCTTCGCCTCCTCTTAAATTTCTTGCCTTTGAAGTATACTTAGAATATGGATTTTGACCTAAGACAACATTAGTCTTATCTGCAGCAGTAGTCATTGCTTCAAAAGCTTTATCATGTATATCAACCATAATAGTAATATACCCTATAGTATATATATAACCCTTATAATAAAATAAACTAAAATTGCGTCCATGTCAAGTCTAATTTATACCTGTGACCATGTTCATGTCAATAAGAAAAGTCATTTTGATGCCCTCCCTTATTTCTCCTATACACACTTTACAAGTGTATTTCGTAAATAGAATTTACGTTATTTTCCATTTTAAATATAATATAGCCTATTGAATATAATTTCATGAATAAACTATGGAGACACACTATGTCACTTGAACAAC